TTCTTAAACGCACCCTGCGTCGTATCGCCGGATTTCTTCGCCGACCCAGCGAGGTTTTCCTGCATCGCCGCGTTGAAGTTCTTGAAATCAACCGTCCCCGCAGACACCATCGCGCTCGCCGCAGCCGCGGTCGTGTGATAGTGCTTCGCGAGGAACGCCAACACCGGGACGCCCTTAGACTGCAACTGCAACAAGTCATCGCCTTGCAGCTTCCCCCGCGCAGCGACCGACCCGAAAATCGCGCCCATATCCGCCATCGACGTTCCGGCGATCGTCGCCGTGTCCGCGACCGTGTCCAGAACACCCTGCAAATCCTTGCCAGGCTTGATCCCGGCCGCGACCACACCCGCAGCCGTAGTCGCCGCCTCATCCAGCCCAAACGCGGTGCCCTTCACAGACTTAAGCGCGTTGTCCATGATCTGCTGCACAGTCGACGCGCTATTACCGAGACCAGCGAGTTTCGCCTTAGCGTTCTCGATCGCCGTCAGCCGCCCCCAGCCTTTGAACAAGGCAGTGGACAGCACACCGCCGGCGGCGACACCCACCCCGATAACGCCCTTCTTCAGGGCGCTTCCAAGCTTGCCGGTGATCCGGGAGCCGAGCGACGAACCCGCCCGGTCCCCAGCCGCGTCCAGGCCCGTGAGTCCCTTCGAGACGTTCTCTTGAATGCCCTTCATCGAAGGGATGATCTGCAACGTCGCATAACCCACACTCGACATGACTCACCCCGTCTTTCGAAGGACAGAACCGGTGATGCCCAGGCGCTCGCGCCGGGTCTTCGCACGTTGACGGGCTTGTTCGAGTTGCGTAGCGAACTGCTCGTCGGCGCGTTTCTTACGCGGGTCGGCCGGGTGCTGCTCGCCCGTCAATGCACGGATCAGATCAGCGGTGACCATCGCTTGAACGGACCAGCCGTGACCGAAAATCGCCGCCTCAGGCGGCAAATGCCGCACCAGCCACGCCAACTCACGAAACGGCAGGGCAGCGCGGGTAGTGCTGTAGAACCGTCGAAGGTCGGCCTCCACCGCGTCCGGGCGGTCCCGGACCAGTCGGAGGAGGCGCGCTATTCCCCCGAGTCCTCGAAACCTGCCGTCTGCGCGTACTGCTCGAACAGCGCGTTGAGCCGGCGCCCCGTCCAGTCGTCGACGTCCACGCCGATACTGCCCATCAGCAGTGCGCACGCGTTGGCCATCCGCCCGTTCTCGGCGGCGCGTACCGCGCTCACGGGCCAGTCTTGCGGGTCGGCGGGCAACGTGTAGGTCCTGCCGCGATACTCGACTGCGACAGTCTCCTCGCCAGATGTGGTGTTCTCGCTCATTGCGCGGTTCTCCTTTGCCGATGCGCGGGTTCAATGGGTTGAGAGGCGAGGCCGGGTGAACCGCGCACCGGAAAGGCCCGGCCCCGCCTGTCTCGGTCAGGACTCGGCCGCGCCCCGATAGGTGTGGAACAACTTCAACTTCCCGTCCGAGTCGGCTGCAGCCGGGTAGATCGCGACGGTCGCGGCGCGGGACGCGAGGTCGTTCTCGCCTTCCTTCGATTCGCCCCGCTCATCAAGCTGGGCGTAGTTCGCTGAGACGACGCGCTTGATCTGCGACCCTGAACGGGTCTCGAACGCGATCTTGAACTTCGCCTGCAAGTCCGGCACATACAGGTCGCCCTCGTAACCGGACTCGCCGAAGGTCACGTCATGGCCAGGCCACCACAGGTCGAACATCGTGGCGTTGTCCTCATACGCGGTGAACGTGCGCGTGAGTTTGAAGTTCTTGCGAGTCGTGGCGACGAGGATGCCGCCCCAGGCGAAGAAGTCGGACGAGTCGGTGGCGATCTGCTCACCGAACCCGTCATCGCCCGACAGCAGCCCTACCGCGTCCCAATCGTCTGAGAACGCAGCGCCGCCAGTGGGATTCGTCGCGGTGAGCGGGCCGATGTACACGTCGGCGTTCGCCCATACCGCAGCCTTCGAGGGATCGCCAGCCATGGCAGGCTCCTTTGCGATTCGTTAATCAGGGATGGTGTGCGCGCAGTTCACCCGGCTCAGACGCCGGGCAGATCAGTGGGGACGTGGCTGATGGTGATGACGAGATGCCCATCCGCGACTTGCACGACGGCGCGGGACAGCAGCGTCTCTCGCGGGGTCTGGGTTTTGCCCGGGCGCAACAGGGCGTTGATGACCTCCGCCCGGTCGTCAACCGGATGCAGGCCAAGCTCGGCCGCTTTGACGCTGACCTGCTCGTCAGTCGGCAGAAACATCAGACCCCCGCATTGACGCGGTGACGGTGAACCAGGACATGTCGATGTCGCCGTCCGGGTCGACGGCGGGTATCGGGCCGGTCGCGGGTGCGCAATGCGCGAGGCGGTCTCCGCTGCTCGAGCAGAGGACTCCTTGGCATAGCTGCGCCAAGTCGTTCGCCCGGTCCGGGTTGGTGTGCCACACGACCACACGGACCGTGGAGTAGGCGACGATCGGATATTTGACCCCGGGCGTGCCGTCGACCGCGACGAGCACATAGGGCAATTGCGGGTCGTCGGCTGAACGCAGGGACGGGATTCTCTCGCCCACCGTCACGCCAGCCGCGTACGGCTGCGTGGCGGTCGCGAGGCCAGACTTGAGGGCTGCGACCGTTTCGCTTCGGGCGTCGCCGAACACGACGATCACCGCCGCTTCGCCTTCACCGTCAAGCCAGCCGACGCGGCTGCCTGGGTGAGGACGCCGTGCTTAGCCTGCAAGATCATTCCCTGCACGTCGGCGATGGTGACCTTCGCTGCCTTCCGGTCGGTGGTGTAGGACTCCACAACCACCGGCAGGTTGCGCACCATCGGGCGTAGGTTCGCCGCGACCGTTTCGGCTAACGCGTCCACCGCTTCCGCGACGTCGTCGGAAAGCAGAATCTCAGCGATCCCTTTGGAGTCGCGTTTGAACACGAAGCTGCTCATCCGGTCGCCCTCTTCCACAACGCTTCAAGATGGTGGACGCCGCCGAGTAGGTGATCCGGGAACACTCGCGCATCCCCTACCAGGTCGAGGGTCTCGTTGTTGTAGAGCAGCCGGTCGCCCTTGCGGATGTCCGGGGCTGTGCCGGGCTCGCTGAACATTCGCCACCGCGAGACCTGAGCGTCACGCGATGCTGTGACGTCGGTGGACTGCTCCGCTGGCTGCATCAGAATGCGTACGATCGTGATCTGCGTAGCTGTCGAGTAGTCTGGCACTTCGTCGCCGGATCTCAGCGTCGTGACGCCCGGGCGGAGGATCGTCGCCGTGTCCGTGAACATCAGGGCCTAGCCTTGATCCGATACCCATCGAGCACCATCTGCTCAGCAGCGGTGAACCCGGTGGCCGCAATGGGTGAGAGGGGCGAGCCGTACATCACCTGCTCGCTGCCGACCATGCGCTGCGTGACCGTGGCCTGCTGCGCGGGCATGCGTTTCGCGACCGACACGACAACCTCCGCCAACGCGTCCGGCAGCTCGTCGTAGCCGTGGTTCATCTCGACCCGCACCGACTGGAACCGGCACGGCCACCGACCGACCCGGGCCAGAATCCCCTTCGGCGACCATGAGTAGTCGTCGCGGAACACCAACGTCGTCTCCGTGCCGTCCGCGCCGACCTCAACCACTGATGTGACGCTGTTGACCTTCAAAGAAGGCAGCAACAGAAGCGACCCGCCCTCGGCGTCGACCGTGATCGTGTCGTCGACCGCAGGGTACACATGCCAGTGGCAGTAGTCCCGGACGCGCCCGGAGGCGTAGGCGACTTGGCTATCGGCGGTGAGGGTCAGTTCGCCGGGACTGATGATCGGTTCCATCGCATGCCCTCCGTGAGGGCAGGGAGGGGCCGTAGCCCCTCCCTGCTAGCCGGTTCAGGAACCGTCGTAATCGAGGGTGACCTTGACGAACCCTGCCGGTCGACGCACCGCCAGCGCGACTCGCTCCTCAGCGCGGATCGTCACTAGGTTGTTAGTGAAGTCCGTGTCGTGGGAGTTCGTCGACTCCACCCGCACGCCGCCCTTGCGGTACAGGGTCGCGGCCTGCGCGTACGCGCCGACCAGGACGATGCCCGACGTGATGGCGGGGGTGACGACGGTCCGCAGGCCCCACAACGGCGGGTTCTGCATGATGCCGCCGTTGCCGTACTGACCAGAAAAGAACCCGCCGCCGAAGTACTGGCCATTCGAGTCCTTCGACAGCCGGAACGCCTGGTAGTCGGCCGGGTTGATCACGATGCCGTCCGCGTCCAGGCCAGCGTCGGCTTGCACCTTCGTGATGGCCCGGAACACCGCGTCGGCGTTGTCCGCGCCGGACACATCCGTGGTTGCCGCGACAGTCCCTATCCCGGCGCGGTTCAGGATGCCCTTCAGGTTCGTTCCGGTCCCGTTGCCGGAAAGAATCTGATCCTCTTCGAACAGACCCAGGTTGTACAGCAGCCGCCCGTTGATGGCCGAGACCACGAAATCGAGGTCTTCCATCATCTCGTCGGTCTCCTTGATGAAACCGGCGATCTTCTTCAACGCCTCAGTGACCGACGTCGGCGCGGCGTAATGCAGCTGCGGCTTCGCCCCGCCCTCAGCGACCGTGGTGAAATCGCCTTCAAGCGCGCCTTCAACGAAATAGCTGATCGCCTGCCCGCTGATCGTGCCAGCACCGAGCAGGTCCGCGATCGTCAGGCGGCGGCGAACCCCAGTGACGATGTTGGTGTCGATCTCGGTCAGGTACGGCCCGAACACCCCGCCGGTGCCGCCGGTCGAGTGGCTGTCGCTGGACGCTTTGAACTCGGGTGCTGACGCGGACGCGCCTTTGACGCCCCGAATCTCCTTCATCCGCTGGCCCGCGTGCTTGATGAAGTGGTCTCCGAGGCTCTTGGCCTGCTCGGGCTTCTCGGGCTCACCGGTCTCGGTTACCTGCTTGCCGAGGTCTCCGAGTTGCTTCAACAGCTGCGCGCCATCATCGGCGGCCTTGACCTTGCCCTTCAGGTCGTCGATGTTCTCAGTGAGGGACTTGACCTCGGTCAGCTCATCCTCGGTCAGGTCCCGCTCACCGGCGGCCTTGGACAGTTCACCGGCCCGCTTCAGTGCGGCGGCGAGTTGCTCTTTGTAATTCACGATGTGCTCCTCAGATCGTGGTGGCTAGTTGCAGCCGTGCGATCGCTTGAGCGGCTACGGATTTGGAATCAGTGGCGGCTACGGCCTCATCGGCGGGGCGGCGTGATTCCTCATCAGGGCGGCTAGCGTCCTTGGCTGACGCCTCGTCGGCGTCTTTCGAGTCGTCGGACTCGGAAGTCTCTTCTTTCTTCGCTGCTGCGATGACCTCGCCCAGCGCGGCGTGCGCGGTCTCCAGCTTCGAGATGTGCTTCGACGCTAGGACTCGGCCCTCTTTAATCCCGTTGGCTAAGGCCGCAGTTTTCACCGCGAGCAAGTCGGTCTCCTGATTCGCCCCGACCAAGGTCGGCCCGACCTCGTAGAGCTTCAGCTTGCGCAGCTCGTAGTAGGAATCGGGCTGGCCATCAGCGGACTTCTCGATCCACGCGCCCTCTTCGACGTCGTATGCGAATGAGAACTGCGAGACGCGTCCGGTCTTCAGCAGCCGATACACCTGCTCGGCTTTCGCGTTGTCCATGTCCAACTGGCCAGTGACTTGCAGACCCTTGTCGGTCTCTTCGGCGTCGATGACCGCGCCGATGTGGCTGAACGGGTCAGACCAGTCGTGGGACCATATGACAGGTATTGGGTTGCCGGAGGACTTCCATTGGCTGAGCGTGTCTGTGAACGCGCCTGGCATTACCACGTCCCCGGCGCTGTCCTTGTTGCCGAAGACTGAGACGAGGGCGGTGAACTGGCCCTGTCCGTCGCTGGTCGCTTTGACGAGGGCGGTGCATTCTTTGATCTTCATCGGCCCTCCTCGGGGCAGCGCGGAACGCCCGAACGCATGGCTCGGGTTGACGGTTGGAGCGATTCGGCTAGATGTTGACCTGGACGTCGCAGTTGCAGCCGGCTACCTCGTCCGGGTCTCCGAGGTCTCCGGGCCAGTCCATGCCGTTGGAGAACCGGGCGTCGATATCGACGGTCTCGCCGTTCATCGCCGCATGGGAGGGTCGAGGGTTGGATCCGGTAATCCAAGTTTTCGTCGCGGTGCTACCGCCGAGCTGTCGCGCGGCCTCCGTGGTGGCGAACGCAGAGTAGGCGGTGATGAGCGTCGCAGCGCCCGCAATGGCGCGCTGAGCCTTAGCGTTGTCGAACACGCCGCTGACGGGCGCTTCGGCGGCCAGCGCGGCGTTGACCTGATCCAACGTCGCCTGATTGATGGCTTCGGCGTGGGATTCTGCTACCGCGTGCAGGAACGCTTCGGTGCGTGCGATGTCGTAGTCGTCGGCGTGGAAGCCAAGCGTTTCAGCGGTGCGCTTCCCGATCTCGGTCGAGACGAGCATCGCCAATTGATACAGGTCGCCAGCGAGTTCGGTGTCCCACCGGTCCGCATCCCACCAGTCGCTAGCGGCTTTCTGCCCCATCGCCTTCAGCACCTCAACGGCTTGCCGCTCGTAGAAGCCGGTGAGGATCTGCTCGGCTTTCACCTGGTAGGTGTCGGCAGCACGGGCTTTCGTCAGCGGGCCTGCGGCCTTGCCCGTGTTCTGCGACCCACTGTCGCGCGGTGAGGCCTGCCCGCCGATGAGGACATTCAGTGGCGTCACCAGGTCGTGCGTGTCACCGCCCAGATCCGGAAGGTTCATTCGCGCGCGGGCTTCGGCGGCGAGCATCCACGGACGGCCGACCGACGTTGAGAGCACTTGAGCCTGCGTCGCGAACGAGCCCCGCATCTTCGTCTCAATGTCGAACTCGACATACAACTCGCCGGTCGGGTCAAGGTCAGGCACAAGCATCGCGTTGAACACCTGCTGCAACGGCTCGTAATACGGCCCCAACGCGTCCCCGTACAGGGCTTCGCGGAACGCCGCCATGTTCGAATAGTTGCCTTCCCGCGCGCCCACCAATTCGGGCGCGATGTGGTACGCGGACGCCACTTCGGCGTCGTTGAGTTGCCTGCCCTCGATATCGGCGGTGTCGCGTGGCTTGAACGCCTCCGCCGCCGCCAACGTCATGCCGTCTTGCAGGATCGGCGTGCCGCCCTCAGACCCGCCACCACGCGTGTATGCGCGCCAGCCGGACAGGAACCTGTCTCTAGCCGTGTCCGACCATTCCGGCGCGTCAGCGGGACGTTGGATCACCGCAGGGACACGGCCTGCGTTCCTCCACACCGACCGGCGGTATTCGACAGCCTCCCGCGACTCGGCGAGGATCGCCCATAGAGTCTGCATCGGGGTGATGCCATTCGCCTCGATCGGTGCGTATCCGTGATCCAGTAAGCATCCAGCAGGGTCGAGGCGAAGTTTGCCGTCCACCCACACACCGCTGACGTTCGCCAGCCCGTCATCGGCGAACCTCACCCGCGCCGCCTGCAACCGCGTCAGCGTCAACGGGCGGTCAGCGTCGCTCGTCTTCACTTTCGCGGCGCACCAACGGTCGAACAGCAGCCAATCCACGATCAGCGAATGGGCGAACCGGAACGGCGTCAATCCAGGCGCGGGCCGGGAAAGGACCCGCGCGAGAGGGTGATCCGTCACCCGCTGCCGGTCCGTGTCCGACACCCTGCGGTACACCTTCAACGGCGTGGACGCGATCTGACGCGCGATGAAATCGACGACCTTACGGACCGAAGGCTGCTGCCCCCACATCCGCAGCGGGTCGCCGTGTCCAAGCTCCCGCACATCGTTGAGGCTGACCGTCTCGCCTCGTTCGATCTCCACCGCCCACCCGGACGGCAGACGCGTTTGCGGAGCGCCCAACGACGTGATGACGCCCCTGCTGACAACCCCAGTCATCAGAGAACCTGCACCCAACCGACCGACGCGGCCGGGATGAACACTGCGCCATCCATCGGCGTCGGACGTGCGTCCACCAGCGCCGGATCAGACAACACGAGGCCGCGTTTGGATGACGACATGAGGACGCCGCCGACGGAATGCTGCGCAGTCTGCACCACGATCCGTCTGCCGACGTAGCGGCGGTACGCGTCACGCACGGCGACTCCTCACGCGATGATCAGGTCGGACGACTCGTAGGCTGAGGTCCGTCTCTTTGGTTGATGCAGCAAGGCCCAAATGGCTGCGTTCAATCCGACTAGCGGGCCGATATCCAGCGGTGACTGGCCACGGTTCCAGAACATCGAACCTGTGTCGGTGATCTTCGGAACCGCAGTCGCAGCGGCCGCATCCAGGATCGGCTGGGTTAGGTGCCGCAGCTTCTTGTCCTTCACCAGTTGGAAGAACTCCACCGTCCCCGCTGACAGGTCGGGCCCTTCCCACCGCCGCACCGGAATCCCGGCCTCTTCGATCTCATTCAGCAGCGGCGACACCGGAGCGCCCTTCCCCTGTCCTGCGACGCAGATGATCCGGTCCTCGCGTTCAGCCAGGAACGGGATCACCCATCCTGTGCCGGCGCGGGACGCGGTGACCTCGCCGTGAGGCTCGCCGCGCTGATTGAACCCCGCGATCACCAGATGCGCGAACGACTTGTCATGCGACAGGTCAACACCGACGGTGAACCTCTCCACCCCAGCGATGCTTGAGGTCGGATCTAGGCACGCTTCCCAGCATCCGGCCGGGAACGGCCCGTTCAAGGTGCCTTTCGACCATTGGCAGAGAACCTCGGTCCGGAAGATCCATTCAGGGTCCGTCGCAGCCGCCGAAGCGATCGTGCGCTCGGTGATCGTGTGCCCCAACGAAGGGTTCGCCCATGCCCACGCGTCACGGTCGTTGACATCGCAGCCCGGGGGCGCTGACCACTCGAAGATCGCGAGCGAGTCATCGCCAGCGTTGGCGAACATCTCCGCCTCGTCGACACCATCATCGGCGTAAGCGGAAAGCTCGTCATCAACGATCTGATCCAGGTCGCCCAGCTCGGCACGCAGATCCTCATGCCCATCGGCGATCAGCGACTCGATCGCCATGTTCCGCAGATATCGCAGCACCACCGATGATGCGTCGCCAGCGTTCGAAAGGGCCAGGATCAGGGCCATCGCACGGGCCATTGTCGTCTTCGTGATCGCGCCCCACGCGTCCCACGACTGATGCTCGCGCAGCTCATCCAGCAGGATCAGGTCACCCGACAGGCCACGCCCGGCGCGGCGGTTCGCCGCCTTCACCTTGTACCGCTCACCCGTCGTGAGGTTCAACGATTTCTTACCGTTCACCATCACGACTTTGTCGAGCAGTTCATGCAGCTCGGGATGAAGCGGCTCGTCGTCCTCGTCAGTCTCGGTCACGAGGTCGACCGCACCCTGCCACACTTCCTCAGCGGTGTCCAAGTCCTGCGCGGTGCCAAGCACGAGCTTCACGCGGTAGACGTACATGAACCACAACGCCACAACTTGGCTCAACGTCGACTTTCCGTTCTGCCGCGCCACCAGCACGATCACCGTGCGGAACCGCAGTGAGTTGTCCGGAAGCAACTCAAGCATGTGGATCAGGAGCCACTTCTGCCACGGCAGCAAGTCAATGCCGAGCATTTCCGTTGAGAACTCGATGACAGCGAACCCCAACGATGTCCGAGGGGTCAGCTTGCGCAACGGCCGAGTCCAGATCCGGGGCGTCTCTCGGCCGTAGTGTTTAGCTGGCCGGCTTCGGGACCGAGCGGAGCTTGCTGAGCTTGCCACCCGCCGCCTCCGGCTTCTTCTCCTTGAGCTTGTCCCTACCGGCCGGAGTCAGCCCGAGAGACTCGCAGAACTTGAGATACGTCGGGATCGACACGTTGTCGAGTTGAAGCGGCTTCATCTTCGACTCGTCCTCGCCCCGATCCAGCCGGTATCGCAGGTACGCCGCTCGCAGGGCGTCGTCATCGTCGATCTTGCGGGCTAGTGTCCGCAGAGCCTCAAGCGCTCCCTCATCCATCGCTGTCAAATGCTCTGCCGAAGCGATCGCCTGCTCGGTCGCGTCAAACACCGACCCCATATGCCAGCACCGTCCTAGTTTGGCGAGTCTCAGCCCCGGGAGAAACGAAAGAATGATCTTGGACGCGCGACCCCGGTCAGTTCCCAGGGGAGGGAACATTCAC